AATGGAAGTTGCTGGTAAAAGATTTGGACTACCATCATCAGTTTGGTATCTTTCTTATCCTGAATACAGAGAGTTAGAAGCAGGAGGAGATGATCCAAGTGATAGTGATTTCTACGATTCTAATAGACATCATGCGGTGTTGGCTTGGTCAAAATTTATGAAAATATATGCAATCTTTCCTGGTAATGAAGATGATATGAATGAGATTGATGATGAACTTCCTGAAGATAGAAAATTTCCCACTGATACATTAACAAATGTGCCACAAACAGTTAGGGTTCCATTTAAGATTCGAGACGAAAGAAATGTATCAACATATCCTGGATTTAGACTATATGCTCAAGCAGATAATGGTGCAACATTTGCAATAGGAAGATTTGATGATAATGGTAATGATCTAGGATCCGTAGAAGTGGGTACTATCGCAGATTTTAGTAGTCCTACAGACGGTGGTGATGTTCTTGATATTACCTTTGCTTCTACTGATTTAAAATTTATACCAGGTGATCATTATTTAGATGTCACTATAACGAATCTTAGTTTCCCACCTGGAACGGAACCTGAACCAGGTGCAAGTAATACTTGGAAATATAATCCAGGTGGAGTTGCTTTTGTTCTTGCAGATCTCATATATGATAGTAATATTAATGATAGTACTCTTGAAGATTATGATGGTGATGAAGGCGGTTATACTGCTGAGTATATGGTAAATTCTAGACAAATAGGAGTTACCGCTAGAAACCCTTTTGGTGATTATAGAAGAGGATCTAAGATACATGAATTTGAGTTGTCACAAGGAGCCTATCCTATTACATGGTATGAACTGAATTCTAGAAATGTTGATCCTGGTAAAAATTATCCTAATGCTTCTACATTGAAGCGACAAGGGAAAGAAATACAATTGTTTGATAATGTAGGTATTAACCCTATCAATGGTATATTTGATATATTAAAACCATCTGCAACTAAAGATCCAATACAGGGAGAACTGTATAACGGTTTTGATAAACCAGAAGAACGTCCTTTTTATCCTACACCAATAATGAGGTACGTTGATGATGTGATAATTCTTCGTGATCCTTTAACAGATGAGAATCCAGAACAGGATAAAAATAAATTAGGATTCGAGAATTCTGCAGATACCAATGCATATTTTTATCCTATTGTTCAAGCAATTGCTGAAGAATATATAAGTGGTAGATTTGGACGCTCAGGTGATTATCCATTAAGAGGCAGACCACCAGATATTGTAGGTTTGGGTGGATATGTTGCTCGTTATCTCTACCTTGGTGGATCATTGACTGATGATCCTATTGATGCATCTAAATTTAATTCGGTTAAAGCCGACATGGCATTTGCATATTCAAATACACCAGGTAGCACTCCTGAAGCAAATCGTGGAAATGTGCTTGGTCTTGTTTATCCCGAAACATTCACCAAATATCCAGGTGCTGTTTTAAATTGGAGTTCCTCTAATACAGCTGCATTAACTGCAACATCAACACCTTTTGATCCTACATTCCAGTTTGCTGGAAAATCTGGGGGAGATGAAGTGGAACCAATGGCATCAACCAGATATAGATTTACTGCTACAGGACTTGGTGGTGACATTGTAATAGTGGATAGAAATATAATTTAACTTGACATTGAACTAGATTTTTAGTATGATGTTATTATGAAATTTACTCTTGCGATAGGAAACCCTCCTTATGGTGTAGGAGGGAATCTCGCTATAAAGATATTAAATAAAACTTCCGAGATCACAGATGATATTAGGTTTGTATTACCTACATCTATGAGGAAACCTTCTTGTCAAAATAAGATTAAACCATATCTTCATTGTGAAGTTGATGATGATCTAGATGCTGCTACTTTTCCTAATGGAATCAGTGCGGTAAAACAGTATTGGAAAGTAAAAAACACATCGAGATTTGAAATAGGAGTGAACGAGATTCCTATGCACACCGAGCATCCAGATTTTGAATTTCTAGATTACAAAGATAGATTTGAAGCAGATGTTTTTGTTGGTGAATATGGATGTGGCCCTAGTGGAGTAGTGAAGACTGAGAATTTTACACACTATGCTAGAGGACATCACTTTCTAAATGTTAGATCACCAGAGGTGATACAGAATCTAGTTAAGTTTGCTCCTAAATTTAGAGAGGTAGCAACTCAATGTAATGGAAGGTATCACTTTGGTAAGAATGATTTGATCACAACTTATATTCAATGTCTAGATGAAAAAGAACAAGCATAATATTGAGACTGGATCTAATATTGATAGATCAGATGAAAGAATAAAAGAAACTCAAGAGGTATTCACACCTTCTGAGTTAGTAGAATTAATGATAGATGAAATAGATATTTCCTTACTAAAAGATCCTAGCAGTAAATTCATTGATAATTCAGCAGGTTGTGGCAATTTCTTAATTGGATTAAAGGAACGCCTTTGTTTGTATCATAGTGAGAAGCATGTATTGAATCATATGCTCTATGCAGTAGAATTACTAGAGGATAATCACAAGGAACTCTGTGGTCGTTTAGGTGTGACAGTTCATCATCCGCACTATGTTTGTGCAGATGCTCTGAAATACGACTATAGTTTTGGTGAACCGATAGGAATAGAAAAATTCTTCTAGGGGTTGCACTCCCTTTAAATTTGTGCTATACTTAAAATCAACTAAATTTTTGATATGTCAAGGGTCGAAACAATTTTTAACGAAATCAAAGCAGGTAAGTATCCTAAAACAAAGGTAGACATTACTCAGTTTTATGATACAAATACTCATGGAGAAGTAATTCCCAACTCAGAACTCTTTATTCAACCAAGAGTGAAAGATCGGGATCTTGGTCGTGTTCATAACATACTTCATAAAGTAAGAGTATCAGGTGATACAAGTGGACTTGAAGCTTTGTGTTGTGTAGAATATTCTGATGGAACACTCAAGATTGATAATGGAAGTCATACTGCTGAAGTAGTATTTCATTTATATCTTGAGGGTATTCTTCCTAAAGATTTTGATGCTTTCAAGGTCTCTTATGATAAAGATCTTGATGGATTAGATTCTGAAGCATATAGATTAGGCAATAAGCTTAATATGCGAGAAATAGAGAAAGCGGATGTTGCTGTAGAAGATATTAAAAAAGAATATTTTCAAATAATGACCGAGCGTGTTGAGCGTGGTTTAAAAGCCAAACCCGATGTTGACACGGATAGTGAATTCGTTAACACATACAAGAAGTATGGCGTTACTCAGCATACTCTTGGACAGTGGGCTTCTTATCATAAGGATGGAACAAGAGGAAACACTTCTGGAATGAAAACTTATGAAGAAGGTGAGTTGCAAGATCTAAAGAGAGCTCTTGAAAACTTAGAGATTTATAAAGATCATGTAGTCATATTCCCTAGACAAATAGTATCATGGGATGGTGAAGCAATAGCAATGGCAATAAATGCAATGACTACTAATTTAAATAGAAAATGTCTCATTCCTTTCCGTTGTAAAGATCAACCTCAGAAAAATTACTGGGAAAAACAAAATGCTAAAGGTGAGTTTGTTAATCAGATTAAAATTAGAAAAAAATATGATGAAATTCGTGATTTTCTAAGACTTGAGGCTTTTGATTTTACAATGCTTAGGTATTAGTCCAGTTGCAAAACTGGTTGAACGCCCCCGAAAGGGGGTTTTTTATGCTATAATATAGTTAATTGAGGAACATTGATGCCATTACGTCCACACCAAACTGATGCTCTGGATTCTATGGCAAACCATACCAAAGGGCAAATCATCGTACCTACAGGCGGTGGTAAGACTATGTGTATGATTGAAGATGCCAAGAGAGGAGGTACTATTGTTGTAGTTGCTCCTCGTATCTTATTAGCACAGCAATTATCATCCGAGTTTCTTGAGATTCTTGATGATGTATCTGTGATGCATGTTCACAGTGGAGAGACACCACACTATTCTTCAACCAAAGCAAATGATATTGCTGATTGGACTTTGCTTAACAGATTATTTGGTAAGAATAGTTTGATCTTTACTACATATCATTCACTACACAGAGTGCAAGAGTCTGGTATTCCTGTAGACACAATTTACTTTGATGAAGCACACAATAGTGTTAACAGAAACTTCTTTCCTCCTACTGAATTTTATGGAACTGGAGGTGCTGATAGATGCTTTTTCTTTACTGCTACTCCTAAGCATAGCCTTACTGTTCAAAAGGCAGGGATGAATAACACAGAGGTATATGGTGATGTAATTATCAATGTCCCTGCACCTAAGTTGGTTGATGAAGGATATATTTTACCACCTAAAGTTGAGGTATATAAGAGTCGTTTACTCAAAAAAGATGAGATCTATTCTGAGGTAGAATCAGAGCATATGATTGATGCTATTGATAGATTGAAAGTAGATAAGGTTCTTATCTGTGCTAAGTCTACCAAACAGATTATTGGTCTTCTATCTCAATCTGATTTTTGCTATGATTTATCTGTTCGTGGTTACTCTTGGATGACTATCACATCAAGAACAGGTGCTATCATCAATGGTAAGAAAGTAGGTAGAGATGAGTTCTTTGATACTCTTAATGCTTGGGGTAAAGATGATGAGAAGAAGTTTGTGGTATTGCATCACAGTATATTGGCAGAAGGTATTAATGTGAAGGGATTAGAAGCAGCATTGTTTATGCGTAATATGGATTATATTACTATTTCTCAAACGATTGGTAGAGTGATTCGTTTAGGTAATGTAAACAAAACACATGGCAAAGTTTGTGTTCCAGTATATAATAATGTTGGGATATCTACTGCTCGTAAAGTAGAAGCAGTTGTTGATACTGTATTCAATCAGGGTCAACCCGCTATTTCAGTTATTACAAGATGAAGGAATTTAATTATGACCTCGATTATAAGACAATCGACTTTACAGTTGAAGAAAATCGCAAACTTTATCGTATTGGAAGGGGAGAACAAGGAGTGTTATTGGTACGCCCTTATACTAACGATATATGCTCTCATTGGAGATTTGTAAA